AATATAGAGAAAATAATAATATAAATGATTATGGTTGGGTATTCATTACACCATATGTTAATGAAGAAAAATGTATCCAAAATGGTACTTTAAATGAGTGGTGTAAAAAAGCTGGAAACATGATTGGTATCCCCACTCTTCATAATCACGATCTCCGTCATTCAGGTAGTAATATATTGAAAGAACTTGGCATGGAATTACAAGATATTGCTGAATTATTACATCATGCATCAACAGAAACTACAGTTAAACATTACCTAACTACTAATAAGAAAAAAGTAAAAGAAAATAAAGATAGATTTTCTTTCTAATACCATTTCAACGCCACTCGTCATATTCTCTCATTCTTCGCTGTTTACAAAAATATTAAAATATGATATTGTAAAAATATTAAAATTAGTATTTTTTGTAAGGAGGATTTGAGAAATGGAAACAACAACAAGACCTTGTGTAGTACATTCTGCAATGAATGATATAAAAAAGAAAAAAATATCATTTAAACATAAGTTACAGAGACGAGAAGGTGTCTGGACAAAGAAACAGAAATCTTTATTAATAGATTCTTTATTAAAACACTATCCAACTAATCCTATTTATCTCGTTGTTGAAGAAGGAGAACCAAAACGAGTGATTGATGGTTTGCAAAGATTAAGCACGATTAAAAGTTATGTAAATGATGAATTTACTCTTTCTACATTAGATGATATAGAAATAGATGGTGTTCCTAGAAAGTTATCAGGAAAGAAATTTTCTGAACTTGACCCTGCTGTAAAGGAAGAAATATCTAGTGCAGAAATAGTTCTATGTGAACTTCGAGATGCTACGGATAAAGATATTATAGAGTTATTTTCTCGTATTAATAATGGAAAACCACTTAACAGTACACAGAAATTAACTACTTTTATGTCAGTTGAACTTATTGATATAATTTCTTCTATGGTAGAAAATCTGTTTTTTAATAATGTTCTTACGGAAAAACAGCTTAATGATTCTGTTGACGTAGATATTATTATTGAATCTCTTATGATGATTGATTCAAATAAAGATAGAGAACTCAAGAGCTTTACAGCTGGAGAAAAGAGAAAATTCGCTGTTTATTACAGTGAGAAACTCAAAGAAGAACCTGATAACCAATATGAAAAAATGGATAAAATATCAGAAGGATTAAATAGACTTGGCAATCATTTTGAAAAAGATACGAAAATGCCTAAATTACTTATGCCTTTATGTATTTATGGTATGTATCGTATGATCAAAGATAACAAATCATTTGAGAAATATTTTAATTGGTTGGATGATTTCTTAGCTGGTTATGAAAATAATGAAGAATTCTTACAATATTGTAATTCTGGTACGACAAGTGCCGCTAAAGTACAGGGTCGATTCCAGTATTTTAGAAGTGCTATGCATGATTTGTAATATATAAATAAAGATTATATCTAACAATTAAAAACGAATATTGAATTATCAAGAAGAGTGGATTTTCTACTCTTCTTTTTTGTTGTTTAACTTAATTCATCTCAAGAATTCCCATACTTTTATAGATAGTGGAATGAATTGAGATAGAGAATATTAATTAAGAAGTTCCGACATCTAAATAAAGCGTAGGTCGTGAGTAGTTCGCAACGACTCTTGATGCACAAAAATGGTGTGGAGTTATATAACAGCAAATCTATATGAACCACATAAATATAAATTTTCTATGAAACATCCTGTTACAAAGGAAGAACTATCATGGATGAAATTAAAAGATTATTATTTACAAAGCACTAATTCTTTAGATATTAGTGCTTAATTTTATATCGAAAATAAAGGAGGTGGTGTTCTTGGCTAATAGAAAACCTATACAATCAAGAGAAGAAGCGATTCGTGAGTCAATGAACTCACCAATAAAACTTGACCCAACAATTATATTTAGTATTCCAAGAGCTAATGTGCAATTCGATCCAAAAAAACATAAATATAAATGTTCATGCTGTGGGAAAGGATTTAATAGTTTAAAACAGAACTTTCAAAAATCTGGAAGTCCATTATTTCAGGCAAATGATGGGTATTTACCTTGGTGTAAAGAATGTACTGATAAATATATGAATACATTAGTTGCTTTCTATTGTGGAAATGAAGAACACGCAATTAAACATTTCTGTCAGCAAGTGGATTGGGTATATAATATTGAACCATTAAAAGCAGCGAGAGAAATATCTTCTGATAGAAGTAGAATTTCTCATTATGCAGCAAAGAAGAACTTGAATGTTGGAAGTATGAAAACGTATTTTGATTCTATGATAAATGATTACGAAGAAAAACAAGGACAACTTATTTTATCTAGAGAACAGACAAAGCAGGATGATGTTAGTATTTCTGCTTCTGCTGTTGATAGATGGGGTGTTGGTTTTACAGAAGCCGATTATAAGAATCTTGACGATCATTACCGTATGTTGAAAAAAAATAATCCAAATGCTGATAATAATCAGGAAATTTTTATTAAATCATTATGCAATATCAATATGCTAATGGTTAGGGCTTTAACAAAAGGTGATTCTAAAGAATATAGTAATCTTGTTGAACAATATAGTAAAACATTCAAGCAAGCAGGTTTAAAAACTATAGAAGAAAAAGATTCTAGTAATGACGAAGTTGTAGGTGTTACACTTGCAACAATATCTCAATTTACTCCAGAAGAATTTTATAAAGATAAAACTCTTTACGAAGATTGGGACAAAATAGGCGAATATTTTGAACGTCATGTTTGTCGTCCAATGCAGAATATTATGACGGGTAGTGATATCAGGGATAAAGAATATTTCGTACCAGAAAATGGTGATGATGATGAGTAATCTAAATCAATATCCTGTGGATAAAAACCAAAAAGAATTATATAAGAAATTCCCTTCTACTCATTATTTAAGTAATCCTAATAATGTAATTCACATGATTGCATGGTGTTCTTTCTGGCGTAGGAATATGCATCGTTTTGTAAGAGATTATCTAAAAATTTCTTTATATATTTATCAAGAATTAGCAATATATCTCATGGGAGTTTCTAATTTTATATGTATTGTTGCTAGTCGTAATGATGCAAAATCATTTATTATTGCTTTATATGCTTGTTGTAGATGTATCCTTTACCCTGGTACAAAGTTTCGTATAGGATCTTCTACAAAAAAACAAGCTAAATTAATTGTGTCAGATAAAATACTCGATGAACTATGTGAATGGAGTAAACCTTTAAAAGCAGAAATAGCTGATTGGAGTACAAGTGAAAATAATATTTTTGTAAAGTTTAAGAATGGGTCTAAGATTACCGTATTTGTGGCAAATGATAATGCAAGAGGTTTAAGAAGTAATGCAATTTGCAGAGAAGAGTTTCGACAGATAGATAAAAAAATTGAAGATTCTGTTATTTCACCATTCCAAACAATACGAAATCAGCCATATATGCTTAATTCATACTATGGAGAAAATCCTGTTTTACAAGAAGACCCGATAGACGTTTATATCAGTTCTAGTTGGATTGATGATGGACATTGGATGTGGGATATTGTAGACCAAGCATATGAAGGTATGCAAAAGCATGATGGTTCCGTTTTTCTTACATTTGACGAAAGCATTACATTAAAACACCATTTAAAAACCCTGAAGCAATTAATTAATGAAAAAAAGAAACAAGACCCCATTACTTGGAAAATTGAATTTTTAAATCTTAGAGTAAAGGATTCTCTATCTTCTTACTTTACATATTCTATGTTAATTAATAGACAGATTCTAAAGCATGTCTTTTATCCTCGAAATATATTTGATTATAAAATGAATAAAAAAAATAAATATGCTATTCCTAAAATGGATAATGAAATTCGTTTAATATCAAATGATATAGCTTTTGTAGCAGGTAGTCAAAATGATAACTCTGTTTATAGTTGTATAAGAGGAATTCCTGAATCTATTGTTTATACGTCTGAAAACGACAGTTCTGTGGAAGTAAAACAAGGATATCGAAGACAAGTCCCTTATATTGAGTCAAATCAAATAGGAGATACTACCTTACAAGCAATTAGAATTAGGCAGTTATATGAAGATTTTGATGCAGATTATATTGTTATTGATGCCAGAAATGGTGGTCTTCAAATAATATACGCTCTTCAAAAAGTTTTATATGATGAAGAAAGATCAAAGGAATATTCTCCATTGCGCTGTATGAATGTCGATGAATATGCAAAAGTTTGTCCTGACCCAAATGCTCCATCATGTATATATGCTATTAATGCAACGCAAACTTTAAATAGTGAAATAGCTGTTTCTTTTCGTAAGAATTTAATTGAAAATAAAATAGATTTTTTGGTTAATTATAATACTGCAAAAGAGGATATTTTGTCTAATAATAAAGATTATAATTCTGAAATAGATGTTGATACACAAGTTGAGTATGAACGTCCGTTTTTAGAAACTCAAGAAATGGTAAGCGAATGTGCAGAATTACAATATGAAAAAATGCCACAAACAGGAATTATTAAAATTTATGAACAAGGGAAAAACCGAAAAGACAGATATACTTCTGTTTCATACGGATCTCATTTCTTTGATCAACTTGAACTTGATATGATGGGTAATTCAAGTGATTATGATTACTGTACTCTTATTAATTAAATAGAAAGGAGGTGTTTTATGTCAGAAGAAGAAAATTTTAAAGAAAAAACATCTGAAACAAATTCAACATCATCTTCTCTCCCACTTTCTAATTTTGATAAAAATTATGAATACAATAGTTGTGTCTCTATAAATCATTTTGATGCAAGTAATTTTCTTTTTTCTTGTGGAGTCTATAATTATTTTCAAAAATCAGAAATTGATAATATTTTAAGAAATCCTATTTTGTTTCATGAAGAAGCAATTCGATTATCAGATTTTATCTATACAAAAAATGGTATTGTATCTAATTCTATTGATTATATGACTGCTCTACCATGTTTAGATAGTGTAATTACAATTCAAAAGAAAAGTGGAAAAAATAAAATTAAAAAAGTAAAAGATTTGATGAAATCTACCCTTAAAACAATTGATGATAAATCTTTTATTCGTGATGCGTTACATACTGAGATGCGAAGAGGTACTGCTTTCTATTACTTTGATGTAAGAATGGGTTCTTATGACCAAAATCAATTTATGACAGATTGTGAGGTTGAAAACATTGTAGAGATAAATGAAATTGGAATCAATGCACGAATTGTTACACTTCCTTGGGAATACACAAAAATTGTAGGTAAGAAAAATGGACGTTATCAGCTTGCTTTTAATTTACGATATTTTGATGATTTTACAGGAGAATCCTTAGAACGAAAGCTTAGAAAATACCCTACCGAAATTTCAGAAGGATATTATAAAAAAAGAAAAGGGTTAGTTAATGGGGATTGGATGCTTCTTAATAATGATAGAACTATGTGTAAAAAAATCAAATGTACTGACTCTGAACCTTGGGGACGTAGTTTAATTATAGCTACTTTGGAAGATGTTTTATATAAGGATTATTATACAGATACAAAAAGAAATCTTTTAGATGAAGTTAACTCTCGCATTGTTTACGAGACATTTCCGGAAGGAAAAGAAAAAGGCTGCTGTGCATTAAGCAAAAAACAGCAAGAAGACCAACACAATACTGTCAAACAAGCGGTTATGAATAAAAATAGTCGTGGAGGATTAAGTTTCTTTTCTGTAGCCGCAGGAACAAAATTAGATTCTATTAAGGTTGACACAAATTTATTTGATTCAAAAAATGAATCTGATTTAAATAATAACATTTCTTTGGATTTAGGTATTTGTGCTTCATTGATTGGTGCAATGAGTACGGGAAATTTTGCTGCGGGTCAAAATAACCTTCAAATAGTAACAGCTCAATTATATACATGGATATATGAATGGCAAAATGAATTAAATTATGTCATAAATAAAAATATTATTAAAGATAATAAAAATAAAGTTGAAGTTTACTACTTTCCTACTTCTTTTGTTAATAAGGATTCTTTTTTTGAGCAGATGAAGATTCTTTACAGTGAAGCATCTGGTTCTTTAAGTTTTCTTGTAGCAAGTGCAGGAATTGATCCAGATGTGTATTTTAATGTTTTAGACCAAGAAATTGAAGATGGTATTTATCAGAAGTATCTTCCACATATGACATCGTATACTCTTTCTGGTAAAGATGAAGGTGGACGAGAATCTATCAACAATCCTACAAATGAAAATACTATTCAGTCTAAATCAAATCAAAGTAATCAAATGCCAAAACCATCAGCAACGTAAAGGAGGATATGTCTATGTTTAATAATGTCCTCGAAATTTCTGAGAAAGTCAATGGGAACGGAAGAGTTCCAGCAAAGATTATATTCCATAAAATTCATGAAGATTCTGAAGAAACAAATAGTAATGGGCTTCATTGGAAGGAAGAATATGTAAGAAATAATATGGCTAGTGCTGTAGGTATGCCTATATGTGCGGAGTTTTCTTCTGATGATAAAACTACTCCTATTGGACATGGTATGACGGGAGGAGAACTCAATCCTGACGGTTCAATTGAACCATTATTTAAAAATTCAGAAGTCGTAGGAGTTTGTGAAAATGCTTACATAGATACCGTTAAAGATAAAAATGGAAATGATATTAAAGCATTAATTGGTGATTGTTCATTTTTTAATCAGCGTTATCCTGATTTTGTGAAATGGATTAGAGCTAATTATGTCTTAGATAAAGTAGAAACTTCTATTGAAATTATGGGTTTGAAAGACAATGCAAATACAATTATTTATGAAGAAGGAGAAGATATAACTGATGATTTTAGAACGCCTATGATTTATGGGTATTCTGCTGATTGTATTCTTGGTATTACTCCTTCGGATGAAAATGCAATTATTGTAGAAATTTCTCAGAAAAAGAAAAACAAGGAGGAAAATAAAAAAATGGAATTTAATATGGATGAAATTAAAAAAACTATTCAAGATGTTATTACAGAAATGAATAATAAGTCTGAGACTTATGAAACTAAGATATCAGAGTTAAATGAAGCTATTACAGCAAAAGATTTTGAAATTAAAGAAAAGGATGAAAAAATCGTTGAATTAAATGCTTCTGTTGAAAAAATTCAGGCTGCACTCAATAAATTAAAAGAAGACCAGCAGACTTACTGGGCAGAAAGAGAAATCTTAGAAAATGAGCTTGCTAAAGCTAAAGTGGCTGAAAAAATTGGTGAGTTAAATAGTTCTCTTTCAGAATTTAACGATGAAGAAAAATCTGTTGCAAAAGAAGATATTGAAAAACTTACTTCTGAAATCAATGCAGCTACAAAGAAAGAAGATTTAAAGAATGTTACTTCTGAAATTAATTCTATTAAATCTAAAATTTGTATGAATATTGTTGCACAGCAGAAAAAGGCTGAGGAAGAAACTAGAATTGCAGAACAGAATTCTATGAAAGAACCAAAGGTTGAAGATATTTTCTCTGAAATGTGTTCAAATACTCACACTGAAGAAAAAGAAGATATCAATATTTTTTAATTTAACTTAAAAACAATTTTAACACAAAGTCTAAGTTAATTACTTAGGCTTTTTATTTTATTTAAGGAGGAAAACAATGGCAATTAAATTACATACTATTGGACAGATTGAACATGGAGTTTATCCATATGAAAATGCAGTAGCAAGTGCAGATACATTTAATGGTGCATTTGGCGATGTAAGCTCTGGAAAATTCACAGTAGGAGAAAAGAAAGCGAAAGCTATCATGCAGATTGAGCGTGGTGATGATGAATATATGCCTACATATCCAATTAGAAAAGACGAGCAGGTAAGAGTTATTAATCTTGAAAAACTTGATGGAGAGATTATTGAAGTTTATGGCGATGAACTTCCAACTACTGTTGCTGTAGGTAATAAGCTTGAATCTGATGCAACAGGAAATTTAGTTACTGGTGCTTCTGCTGCTCCATATTTAGAAGTAACAAAAGTTATCGGTAATCATCTTGGCGTAGAAGTAAAAGTTGTTGCGAAATAATTAAAAAGGAGGAATATTAAATGGGTTATACATTTGAATTAAATAATGAAAGAAAAGATGCTAACTTTGTTAGTGGAAAGATTGGCAAGAAATCTCCTGTCGTTGAGATTTTCTCAGCAATGAGAGATGGAAAAGATTTAGCTCCATACGGAAAGAAAGCTGATGTAGCCGCAAAATATATTAAGGAATTAAATCAGAAAGCCAGTACAGGAGATTTTACTGCAATTTCAGAATTAAATGAACTTCGTAGATTTGCAATGGAACCTGTACTTTTACAGGAAATTAAGTTACTTGGTATTTATGGTAACTATAAACCAATTGGATATAACGAATCTTGTGAAATTGAGATTACTGAATTTGCAAATCTTCCAGCAAATGAACAGGCATTAGGACAGGATGTTAAATTTCCAGTAATTAGAAAGAAACGTGTTCCTATTGCTACCACTACTATCTCTGGTGGTTATGCTGTTGATTATAGAAAAGCTGCATTAGGTGATATGTCTGATGAAAATGAACTTCAGGATCAGGTAAGAGTTCAAATCAGAAATAAAGCTGCGGTATATGTTGTAAATACTGTATATTCTGCTCTTAAACATGCAGGAGGTGTTAAATATTTCTGGGAAGGTGATGGCGTAACAAAGACTGGTGCAGATGGTGTTATTACTCCAATTAGACGTTTTGGAAAACCTACTATTTCTGGTGACTATGCATTAATTTCTCAGTTTAATAGTTTTGCAGGATATCAGGGGGTGACACCTAATGTCAATGGTATTTCTGAAGCAGTTATGAAAGAAATTCATGATACAGGATTAATGGGAATGTACAATGGTACAATCTTGTCTGAAATTCCAAATCCATATGACTTCACAACTCTTACAAAAGATGGAACAAATTTTGAAACTATGCTTCCTGCTGGATTAGCATTTGTTATGCCTACAGGTGGTAAATCTCCTATTTATACTGTAACTAGAGGTGGACTTACATCCTTCTCTGGAAATGATGTGACAACAGGTCAGTCAATCACAAGATATGATCTTGAAGTTGGTGCATTAGTTGCTCCTAATAGAGAGTATGAAATCGGTATTATCGCTGATAAGAAACTTTCTCCAGAACTTGAAAATTTATAATTTTAAAAACAATAGGTAGGAATAATATTATTCCTACC